TGTGGATGAAATTTCAATCAATGAATCCAGCACAGAACAGATATGTTATGAAATCAAAAGAAGATATCCCAATTCAATCATTACCATTATGCCAGACAGTGCTGGAAAACAGCGTCGTACTTCTGCAGGTGGAAGAACAGACATATCAATATTACAAAATTCAGGATTCAAATTGCAGGCAAAAAATGCCAATCCTCCAATCAGAGATAGAGTAAATGCTGTAAATAGTAAGTTAAAAAACAGTCAAGGTATGAGATCATTATTTGTGGACCCAAAATGCAAACAGATTATAAAAAGTTTAGAATCACAACAATACAAACCAGATTCTTCAATAATAGACAACAACGAACACACTCACATGGCAGATGCTGTGGGATATTTGGTAGACTTCTTGTATCCAATCAAGAGAGACATAGAACACAAACCAAATCAGAGATGGGTATTTGGAAAGGGGATTAATTAATGCCAGTAATTAGAGACAGATTAATAGCAGGCGATTCAAGATATGCTGTGGATTATATCACGGACGCACACGAGGCTTACAAATATTACATCAATCGTTGGACATTCTTAAATGATTCATACAATGGTGGTTATGATTATTTCATGAGCAGATATTTAGAACCATACTATTACGAATCAAGAGATGATTACGAAAAAAGATTGAGAATGGTTGCATTGGACAATCATGTTAAATCAATCATCGGCATTTACAATTCATTCCTATTTAGAAAACCTGCCAAAAGAATGTTGGGCAATCTAGAAAACAATGAAAATTTACAAGCATTCATGAAAGATGCTGATTTGGATGGCAGATCATTTGAAGCATTCATCAAAGACCTAAGTCAAATGGCCATGGTGTATGGAAATGCATGGTGCATCATTGACAAACCCATCACACAGGTAAACACAAGAGCACAAGCACTTGAACAAGGCATCAGACCTTATGTGGCAATGTTCACACCAGACAATGTGTTGGATTGGAAATATGAGCGTCAAGCAAATGGTTCATATCAATTGACATATCTAAAAGTTAAAGAAGAAATCATAGAAGACGAACAATTCATTAGAGAATACACATTGGATGAAATTAATGTGTACAAATTGTATGGCAAAGACAAACGCGGTGAATACATGGAAACTATTCCCAACACACTGGGAAAAATTCCTGCTGTATGTGTGTATGCTCAAAGATCAAACATTAGAGGTGTAGGAGTGAGTACAATTGGTGATGTGGCTGATCAACAAAAAATGATCTATGAAGAATATTCAGAAATTGAACAGATCATAAGATTAACAAACCATCCATCATTGGTGCTAGAAGAAGGTGTTGAAGCATCAGCAGGAGCAGGTGCTATTATCAAAATGACTTCTACCAATGATGCACAGAAAAAACCTTATCTACTACAACCAAATGGTTCTTCAATTGAATCTGTATTGAATTCAATTGCTAAAAAAGTGGATGCTATTGATAGAATGGCGTGCTTGGGTGGAATCAGATCAGTAGAATCAAGAAGATTATCAGGTATAGGATTACAAACAGAATTCCAAATGTTAAATGCCAAACTGGCAGATTTTGCAATGAATCTAGAACACGCAGAAGAACAGATATGGGATATCTGGGCACAGTTTGAAGGCACAACATTTGATGGTGAAATCACATATCCAAGATCATTTTCAATTCAAGACAAAGTGAATGATGTACAAATGTTAAAATTAGCCAAAGAAACAAATCCAACAAATCCAATGGTGATTGCTAAAATAGACAAGATGGTTTTAGAAACCATCACAGAAAGATCTTGGGACGAAGTTAAAGAATGGTATGAAGAATGGAAACAGGACAATCAACATGAAATGTTGGAGTCTGCAGAAGAAGAATCTGAAGAAGAAATGGAACATCCTACCACAACTGATGTCACAAGAGCCAAACACATTCAAGACATGGTGATGGAAGGTTACACAGATCAAAAAATATTGGATCTACATCCTGAAATCAATCAAGCAGATATTGATTCAGCCAAACAACAATTATTAAATCAAGGATAATCTACGCCTCAGGATACAAGGGTAAAAAATAATGCGTTCTGAAAGGTTTCATAGAATAGAACAGCTCGTAAAAGAGCACAACTGGACGCACGGCGTTGAACTGGGAGTTTGGAAAGGCAGAACCAGCGAACATCTAATGGCCAACTGTCCCAACCTCCATCTTATAGGTATAGACGCATGGCAGGATGGTGTTTGTTCGTACGAGAAACCTTGTTGGGATCATAGAAGTCACAGGCGTGAGGTTGAATACAATTTAAAACCGTACATGAACAGATACACAATGATACAGGGCATAACATGGGAAGTTGCTGACCAAATTGAAAATGAAAGCCAAGACTTTGTATTTGTGGACGCAGACCACGACGAGAAATCTGTCACCAAAGACATTGATGCTTATATGCCAAAAATTAAAAAGGGCGGATGGATAATGGGGCATGACTATGATTGGCCGGGTGTCAAAGCGGCAGTGGATAAAATATTTCCTGGTGTAAAAACAACAACCAACTCAATCTGGTATCACATAGTATAATGGCGAAGATTAAGTTTAAAGATTTTGTAGTCAGAGAAAAGCCTAAAAAATTAGGCAGACACAAAAAACGAATGAATAAATCTGAAAAACGCAATCATAAAGAATACAGAGGACAAGGCAGATGAGTATAACAACATCAGCCAGTATGAGTGCATTTGTGGGTGATAGACCCAGCAAAAGAAAATTCAAACTAAAAATAGGAGGTACAATCATGCCAGGTACAAGAGGAAAAAAGAAATCTTCAATGTCTAGAGGTAAGAAATCATCTACTAGAGGCAAAAAGAAAAAAAGATAATAAATAAGTTTCTACTGTGTTAAAAAACACAGGGAGGGCACTCTAACTCATTATAAAGGAGGAAAATAATGGACGCAGAAACACAAGCGGTAAAATCACAGGACACTGCTCCTGTAAACGAAAAGCAGGCACAAACAGCGGTAGAAGAAACCACTGAAACATTCTCTCAAGACGCGGTTAATAAAATCGTTGCTGAGCGACTGGCAAAAGAAAAAGCCAAATACGAGAAAAAGTATTCAGGCATTGATTTGGATCACTACAACAAGTTGATCGAGAAAGAAGAAAAGGCAAGACAGGCAGAGTTGGAAAAAAGAGGAGAATTTGAAAAGTTGTTAAAAGAACAAGCAGAGAAATTCAATTCAAAAATTCAACAATACCAGTCAGAACTTACTTCAATCAAGGTTGATGGCACATTGTTAAGTGAGGCTTCAAATCTTAAGGCTGTAAATCCTACACAGGTTTCACAGTTATTAAGAAATCAATTAAAATTGAACGAAGCAGGCACAGTAGATGTGATAGATCCAAAAACAGGGCAAGTGAGATATAATGATCAAGGCGAGCCCATACAAGTGAAAAACTTGGTATCAGAGTTTCTTCAAGCAAACCCACACTTTGTCTCAGCAGGACCAACAGGGTCAGGCACAGGACAAGGAGCAGGCAAGCAACAGGCTGTGATAGACAATGATATAAGCAAACTAAACATGAATAACCCTGAACATAGAGATCGATATCGTAAGATAATGGCTTCTAAAGGGATTTCTGTTTAACATTTTATAAACAAAAAGGAGAAATAAAATGGCTAATGAAGTAACAAGTTCGATAGTAAGCGAACTATACGCAAATATCGTTCAGTCTGCTTTATACACTTACAGTGAACAAGCAGTGATTAGACCTATCGTAAGAAATTACGATATGACAGGAACTCCAGGCTTAACAGCTCAGGTTCCAAAATATCCTGCAATCACAGCCGGTGATTTAACAGACGGACAAGATATAATTACAAACACGGCATTCAACACAACTTCTGTCACAATGACAGCAGTTGAAAGAGGTGCTAAAATCACACTAACTGACCTTGCAAAAGAAACTGCACAAGAAGATGTTGCGGCGGCAATTGGAAGACAATTAGGTGAAGCAATGGTAAACAAAGTAGACGGCGAGATCGCGGCGTTATTCCCATCATTCTCAAACAGAGTTGGTGCGGCAGGCGACGCAGTATCGGCAACAACTATCTTCAAAGCAGTTGGTCAATTAAGATCACAAAATGCTAGAGGACAGATTTTTGTAGTTCTGCATCCATTCCAAGCAATGGATCTTAAGATCCAATTAGCAGGTGCTGGAAACACTAACATGACTAATCCACCAATGGTGGGTAATCAAGTATTGACAAACGGGGTGATCGGAAACTTAGGTGGAGCGATCATACTGGAAAGCAATAATGTTGGTAAAGATATCAACGATTCTGTATCAGGTACAGGTAACTATGTAGGTTGTGCATTCACACAAGATGCAATTGGTTACATGGTAAAAAGAAACATCAGAGTGGAAACTCAAAGAGATGCTTCTTTAAGAGCTGATGAGATCGTAGGTTCTATGGCGTACAAAGCTGCGGAGTTATTCGACGAGTATGGTGTAGGTATCTTAGGTAAAGCATCATTATAATAAATAGAGTATAACTTTTTACTCTTTAAGAGGGGCGGTAGGCAACTATCGCCCTTTTTTTTTGACTATATGAATAAATACTCATGTACAGGCAAGTAGCACTTGCCATATATTATTAACAGGAGGAAGAACCCCTAATGGCAACATTATTAACCATTTCTGACATTACACAATACGAGCCAGACATTCTAAATTACGGCATACCTGATTTTGATGATGACATTGCAAGAGCACAATCAGATGTGTTCCGTTCATTGAGAATACACTGGTGGCCAACACAGACCATAGGCTTGTATGATTTAAAATATATCGCAGGTGGCAACACAGAACCAGATGAAGATTTATACACAGCCAGTCAATTAACCAGAGCGGCAGTGTATCAATGTTTGGGGTATCACATCTATCCTAAATTAGCAAAATTCGAACCAGACCAAGACATATTCGAAAGAAAGATGCTGTTCTACAGAGAAGAGTATAATAGAGAATTTGATCTTGTATTAAGAGACGGAGTAGAATATGACTTGGATTCATCAGGCACAGTCACAGACGATGAAAAACAAGCCACTCATTTTCTACGCCTAAAAAGGTAGTAGATGTCAAACAGAGAATACGCCACAATCAATATCATAGAAGTGTTGAAGGATATGGATCATCCTAAACCAACATTTGTCACACGAGAACCTTTTGATGTGCTAAAATTAGCCATCACACAATTTCCTGCTATTCTGGTCACAACTGGCAATGAAATTAGAGAAGATCATGCCATGGGCGGATCAAGAAGAGGCACCATACAGGTACAGATCAGAGGTTTTGTGAGAGCAGATGGCAGATCAGCACAGATCATCACAGTGGATCAAAAACGCAATGAACTGATTGAACGAATTGAAGAAACATTAAACTCTGACAGAACAAGAGAATTATCAGTATTGAGGGCTTCTACGACACACATCACAAACATTGAAATCATTGACAGAACACCGCCATTAGGAGAATTTTTAATGACGGCAGAAGTAAGATATTCATTTACTAAAGGAGCAACATAATGGATCAATCCCAATATGTAAAAATGATTGACAACAATCAACAGGTTCAATTGGTTGAACCTGACAGAGTAAACAGATTTCTTGATCAAGGTTGGACTATTGTCCATCAGGATCAGAAACAGTCACCGGTGAGCACGAAATTAAATCTCTCCGTGAATGCCCAAGTGACTAAATCAAAACGATCTCGAAGCAAAAAGAAAAAACAGCCTGAATCAGATTACATTGATGAAGTGAAATACTTTATGGATGCTGAAGAAGGTGAAGATATCTTATTGCCAGAAGATTTAAACGAAAATCATGTGTGCGATGAAAATTGTTCGCATGAATCACACAAGGAGGACTAGAAAATGGCAACATTTACTGGCGAAAACGGAACTGTGAAAGTTGTAGACGCGGCAGGCGACTCAGCAGGCGGTTCAAATGTCGCTGAGGTTCGTTCTTGGACAGTGGAACACACAAAAGATGTGATTGAAGACACTGCTATGGGCGACGCGGCAAGAACATACAAAAGTGGATTACACCAATTCACAGGATCAATGGAAGTGATTTATGATTCAGATCATACATCAAATGCATACAATGCCTTTGATCCGTCAAATGACAACACATTGGGTGTTGAATTTTATCCAAGTGAAACAACTGGACAAAAATTCACAGGCAATGTGATTGTAACTTCTGTTTCAAGAACAGCATCATTTGATGACTTGGTAACTGCAACTGTGAACTTTCAGGGAACAGGGGCATTAACTATCACAAGTGTGTAATGTTCAAGACTAGATTTACAAATCTAGGCACAGTGATGACCTTGGTAGAAAAAAAGATTGCCAAGGTC